CGGTCCAGGGTGCGACAGCTCTGGCGGCGGCGGGAGTTCCACAGGGCCTTGACGGATTCCACCTTCTACAAGTGGCAGCGGTGGCCAGGAAAAATGGTTCTGGTACCCTTGCGGTCAGTTCAGAGGTATCGTCTGTTTCAACGGCGCCTTCTTCGGCGCCCATGAGGAACCCATGTCGCTTCTCCAACGTCTGCGTCTTCTGGTCGAAGGGGCCACAGCCCCCGTTCCTGCATCCTCTCCGGCCTCCAAGTCGCGGGAGGTGCCCGGTCCCGACGCCGAGCCGCTTCTCGGGGACGAGGAGCAGGCGCTGGAGGCATACCTCGCGGACATCTACGAGGCGGCGATGGACGCCTTCGAGGTGGACGAGGAGGACGTGGACGGCATCCTCTACGAGGTGATGGACACGCTCTCCGGGGAGGGCGCGGTCACAGCCCTCCCTGGGGAGGACGACGCCGAGCCCTCCGAGGAGGAGGTTGGGGAGCTTCTGGCCCAGCTTCGCACGGCAGACCTGAAGGGTCGCGTCCTGGCGGAGCTGGAGGCCAACTCCGAGTAGTGACCCGTGTCGCCCCCCGAGGGGACAGCCGAGGATCGGAGGCAAGGCCGCGCACGCAACGGCGAGGTCTTCCTCCGGGACTTTGACCTCGGGATGGTCACGCAACTGGGGGCGGTGCTAGGTGAGAGCTCCTCCGCGGATCCGGCCTACCTCGTGACGGTGGAGGGGGTAGCTCCTCCGCCTGGGTTTGCAGGCATCCCCGTCTACGCCGCCAACCCGGAGGATGCCTTCCAGCGCTACGTCCAGCCCTTCTTCCTGTTCCGGCGGGACAGCCACGCTCCGGCGATGAACCGCTGGCACCCCGGCGCGCAGCAGTACAACATCTTCGACAGCACCTCCGCCGCGGCATCTGCCGTGCTCAAGAACGGTGCTGTTCGCGCGGGGTTCCGTCGCCGGGTGGGCAAGGGACAGGCGCTCCCGATGGATCTGTCCTACACGCTCCTGGTGTCCGAGGTGCGGAGGACAGGGGCGCAGGCTATGTTTCGTCATGCGCTACGACGGTTCCACCCGCACGGCTTCATCACCGTCACGGACTCCGTAGGGGATGCGCGCACCTACGATGCCTACCTGGAGTCCATGGATGCCGCGGACGACATCTTCGATGTGTCGGACCGCACAGTCGCCTTCAATCTGTCTATCAGAGTCGAGGGTGAATTGGATGTAGGGGAGGAAGTTTCCGCGCCGACGGTGCACGCGGGGTTGACCCGCCGCATCGTCACAAGGTAAGGTCCAGACGTGGGCAGGTACTTCAACACCACACGACGCCCGGTGCCGATCACCGCAGGGGACAAGACCTTCACCATCGGGCCGAAGGCCGTCGTGGAGTTCTCCCAAGGGGAGGACACGTCCCCCGCGGTTCGGGATGCGCTGTACACGGGTGTGCTGGTGCGTCTCCCCGAGGAGCCCGATGTGGTGGTGATCTCCACTCCCGCGGTGGTAGAGATCGCTGTCGTTTCGGGGGCGGCGTTGTCCTTCGAGGAAGCGCCTCGAAGTGAAGAGGTACCTACGGAGGGCGGGGAGGTCCCTTCTCCGGAAGTGACGGACGCACCTTCCTCGGGGTTCAAGCGGCGGCGGTAAGGAGACGTACACATGGCAGAGCTCGTCGTTCCTGGCGTCTACATCGAGGAAGTTCCGGGTGGGGTGCAGATCACATCCCCTGTGTCCTCCTCGGCGTGTGGTGTGCTGGGGTTCACCCCGCAGGGCAAGGCGAACAAGGCCACGCTCGTCACCTCCTTCGCGGAGTTCCAGCGGATCTTCGGGGGTTTCACGCGCAGTTCGCTCCTGGCGCAGACCCTCGCGGCCTTCTTCGCCAACGGGGGGTCGCAGGCGCACGTCGTCCGCGTGACGCCTTCGGATGCGGTGACGGCGACGGGGGAGCTTCGTAGTCAGGTCACGGACCAGCAGATCGAGCTGGGTTCCGGGGGCATCGGGCCCTACGCCAAGACGAGCGCAACGACGCCTCTGGCGGTCTACGCGGGAGCGGCTCCTGTTCTGGCCACGTCCTTCTCCCTGCGCTGGCGCGGGACCGGGGCGGCGGTGGCGGGCGAGCGCCTCTACCAGCGGGACGGAGTGACGCTGCACACCCTGGTGAACGGCACGGCGGCCTACGAGGGGGTCATCAACCCCACGGGGGCTCCTGCCTATGACGCGGAACTGGACGTGGTGGTTCCCGGCACCATCGTGGTGTCATGGAACCCCGACGGTGCGGGCGCACGCACGCAGGCGATCACGGGCACGCCTACCAACGGGGTGCTCTCTGCGACCACGGCGCAGGGCTCGGTGATGACCTTCGATCATCGCACGCGGAGCTGGAGCATCCTTTTCGCGGGGACGGACATCCCCAACGGCGCGGTGATCGCCACCTCCCTCACGGTGAGCTACAACCGCGCGACCACCACCTTCACGGCGACGGCGGCGGCGCCCGTCGCGGGCGTGAGTGCGCTCACGGGTTCGGGTCTCGCGGGGGGGAGCACCCTCACTCCGGCGACAGGCGCGTACACCTTCACGACCACGGCGGGGGGCACGCCCTACCTCAACGCGCGCATCCTGGCCACCTACCAGACGGCGACCTACGCGCTGCGCGCGGCGTCTCCTGGTGCCTGGGGTGGGGCCCTTGTGGGAGGTGTCCTTCAGGGGCTCTCCCTCCGAGTGAGCGGGGACCCCCTGGGGTTCACCCCCGCCACGGGGCAGTACACCAAGTTCAAGGCGGCGGTGTACCTCTACAACCCCGCAACGCTGCGCTCCGACGTGGTGGAGACGTACGACGATCTCGTGATGAACGATTCCACCTCGCCGCAGTGGTGGGTGGACGTGCTCAACGAGCTGTCGGACTACATCACCATCACGGAGCCTTCCGGGGTCGAGGCGCCCAGGCAGCTCCAGGCGCGGCAGCAGATCGTGCAGCTCGCGGGAGGCGCGGGGACCGCAGGCAGCGGGACCGTGACGCTCACGCTGGCGGGCATCCCCATTCAGGCGCGTACGGTGTCCATCACCTACACCGACACCGCCGGGGTCGTGCGCACCATCACCGACAACGGGGTGGGGGGTCTCACGGGGGCTGCGGGCGTCCTGGACGGGACGTACACCACGGCCTACCTCGGGTTGGCGGCCAACTCGATCAACTACACGACGGGTGTGCTGAACTTCCGCACGGGCTTCCTCCCGCGGGGCGGCACGCTCATCCAGATCTCCTACTACCTCGTGGCCAGCGCCACGACGCACACGGAGAACCTGGGGGACACGGCCAAGGCGTACTCTCCGTACGTGGCGGGCTCCGATGGTACCTTCGGAAGCTCCTACTCGCGGGCGCAGTTCACGGACCCGGCGTTGGCGGCCACCACCTCGGGGATCTACGCCCTGAACACGGTGGACGACGTGCTTCAGATCGCCGTCCCGGACTTCGCCGGGGACGCCACGGTGACGGCGGATCTCATCGCCTACGCCGAGGCCCGCGCGGCGACGGCTTCGGGCGGGGACCGGATGATCCTCCTCTCGCCTCCGCAGGGGTACACCTCGGCCAGGGTGCGGGACTGGGTGCAGTCCACCGTGTCGTCCTTCTCGAAGTACGCCGCGGTCTACTGGCCCTGGGTCAAGGTTGCGGATCCTCTGGCAGAGGGCCGTCCTCTCCTGGTTCCTCCCCTGGGTCACATCGCGGGGATCTACGCGCGGACGGACGCGCGGCGCAACGTCGCCAGCGCCCCGGCGGGCACGGAGAAGGGGGCGCTCCTCTACTCCCTCGGGCTGGAGACGGTCCCGACGGACACGGATCTCGTCATCTGCGCGGAGGGGCGGATCAACCCGATCCGGCAGTCCCGGCAGGTGGGGCGGGCGGTCTGGGGGGCCCGGACGCTCTCGACGGATGCGGACTTTCGCTACATCCAGGTGACGCGCCTGTTCATGTTCGTGGAGCGGAGCGTCTACAACTCGACGTGGTGGGCGGTCTTCGAGGACAACGGCCCGGCGCTGTGGACGCGGGTGAAGCTCCAGCTCCAGGCGTTCATGGGGGGTCTTTTCCGCGAGGGCTACTTCGCGGGGAACACCGAGGCGGAAGCCTTCTCCGTGGTGGTGGACGGGAGCAACAACCCGGTCGCCGTCAGGGATGCCGGGCAGCTCATCGTGGACGTGGGCTTCGCGCCCCAGAAGCCCGCTGAGTTTCTCCGGTTCCGGTTTGCCCCGCGGCGTCCCGCGGCGTGATGTGACGGTGTGACGGCGGCTACGAATTCTGGTACTCAAGAGGCAACATGGACATCGCAATCACGAACCTGACTAGCTCCCGGAAGATGTACTCGGACATCGGCGTCGGCATCGACGCCGGGGCGACGGTCACCGTCAAGCGCCGGGCGAATGAGATCTCGGGGATGCAGGGCTTGATGAAGGCCATCCAGCTCGCGGAGGTGAGCGTGGCGCTCACCCCCACGGCGGAGGAGCTGGCCTCCGGGCTCCTCGCGCCTCCACAGGCCGTGCAGGCTGCGGATCTCGCGCCCGTGGCGTCCTCTGCGGCGGATGCGCCCATGGGGAGCTTCTTCAAGGCGTTCGCCGCGGCGGCTGCGGGGGCCCCGGACGACGTGACGATCTTCGCGGTGAACACCCTCCCGTTCAAGATCCGCGTCTTCGGGGCAACGGCGCTGGTGTCCACGGCCATCGGGGCCTCCACCCTCTCCGTGCGCAGCGCGGCGGGCGGTGGCGGGACCGAGGTGGCGGCACTGGACAGCGCCACCACCGGGTTCAAGACCCAGACGGCGCCGCTGGCCTCCGTGGTGCTCACGCCCGGGGCGGCGGTGGGCCTCTTCGTCCGGCGCTCCGACCGCG